GGGGAAATCCTACCCCCGCGAATTGAAGCCTTCTTGTGGACGCTGGCTCTGACCCCTGTGGAGGTTCCCGATGGCGACTGTTGGAAGGAAGCCTAAGCCGGCGCTGCAGGTGGTCCGTGAGGGCAATCCTGGGAAGCGCCCGGTCAAGGACTCCGTGAAGCTTCCGCCTTCGGCGCTGATCGAACCCGACTGGGACGAGAAGCTCCCAGGGAAGTCCGCTGAGGATGTGCGGTTGCGGGCGATCGCTTCGGGCTTGTGGGTGAAGCTGGCACCGACCCTGTCACGGTCCGTTGGCCTGGTTGGTGAGCAGCAGGAGACGCTGGTTGATTACTGCATGACTTATGCCCGTATCGATCAGGGTGAACGCGCTCTTTCTGTTGACGGGGTTGTCGTCATGACTGAGAGAGGGCAGGTGAAGAACGCGTGGACCACGATTTTGAACGGGTACCGTTCTCACCTTCGGTCTCTGATCGGGGAGCTTGGGCTGTCTCCGTCGTCTGCGAGCCGGATTGTGAAGCCGGTGGCTGATGACGACGACGATCCGTTCGACTGAGGAAGCTCTAGAGCGGCTGCCTGCGCCGTATGAGGCTCTGATTGAGCTCGGCATGACGCATGAGCAGGTGCTTGAGGCTGTCGAGCGCACACCGTTGGTGATTGCGTTTCAGGCTTCGGAGCATCCGGGGGCGTGGTTCGATGTTGACCGGGCCCGGAAGGCTCTAAAAGCTCTTGGGGCGTTCAAGCACACCAAGGGGCGCTGGGCCGGGGTGCCGATGCGCCTGGGTGAGGGCCTGGACTCGTGGCAGGTTGTCTGGGTCCTGGCGCCGGTTTTCGGCTGGGTCTACCACGATGCCGAGATTGACGCGGTTGTCCGGGTCATTCGTACGGTGTGGATCGAGATCCCGCGCAAGAATGGCAAGTCGACGTTCGCGTCGGGCATTTCGGGTGTGCTGTTGCTCGCGGATGGTGAGGCCGGCGCCGAGGTTTACAACGCTGCGGGGTCCGCGTTACAGGCCGGGCGTGTGTTCGAGGACGCGAAGCGGATGCTGCAGACGTCGAAGGCTGCAGCGTCGAGGATTGAGCCGCTGAAGGATGTTGTCCGGGTCCCTAAGACTGGGTCCATTCTTCGGGTGCTGTCCCGGGTGGCCGAAACAGCGCACGGTTTGAACGTGTCCGGGGCGACCATTGATGAGATCCACACGCTGCGGCTGCGCCGCGCCCTGGTTGAGGCTATCGAGACTGGCACGGGCGCCCGGGATCAGCCGCTGATCGTGTTCATCACCACCGCTGACGAGGCGGAAGAGGGCACGATCTACGACGAGAAGCACATGTACACCCGGAACGTCGCAAACGACGTCGTCAAGGACCCCGGCCATTACGGGGTGATCTGGGCTGCTGAGGACACCGACGACCCCTTTGCAGAGTCGACGTGGAAGAAGGCTAACCCGGGCGCGGGCAAGTCACCGACGATGGCGTATTTGCGGCGCGAGGCCCTAAAAGCGCAGTCTTCACCCACGTATTTGCCGACGTTCAAGCAGTTGTCGCTGAATCTGCGGTCCAGGAACCAGTCCCGGTGGGTCAACCTCTCGAAGTGGGATGACTTGCAGGGCTCTGTGGGGCGCACGAAGCTGCGCGGCCGGCGCGCCTGGGGCGGCCTGGACTTGTCGGCGGTGTCTGACTTCACGGCCTGGGCGGTGTGGGCTGAGTCCAACCGTCCGGGGTTCGAACTGGACCTGTTCACACGGTTCTGGGTCCCTGCTGAGCGTGTGGAGGACCTGCAGAAGCAGTTGCAGGTTCCCTTGCAGGACTGGATTGACCGCGGCTACGTGACGGCCACCGAAGGTGACGTGATCGACTACGCGGCGGTGAAGTCCGCCGTGGTCGGTGACTGCCGCCATTTCGACATGCAGCGTGTCTCCTATGACCGGATGTTCGCCGGTCAGTTGGTGCAGGAACTGGATGACGAGTTGAAAGGTGTGGAGATCACGCCTGTCGCTCAGACGTTCCTGGGCTTGTCGCCGGCGGCGAAGGAAATGGAGCGTCTGTGGATGGCTTCGTTGATGCGGCATGACAACAACCCGTGTATGCGGTGGATGGCGTCCGTGGTGGAGGTCAAGAACGACGGTCTGGACAATATCCGCCCGGTAAAGCCTGACCGGCAGAAGTCCAGCTCCCGTATCGACGGTTTCCAGGCGGCCGTTACGGGCATGGACGGCATTGTCCGCAGCAAGTTGAAAGCCAAGACGTCCCTGATCTACACGGGCACGAGTACCAGGAGGTGACCTGATTGGAGCTTGAAGAAGCGCAGAAGATCACCAACAGGCTTACAAAGCGGTTGAATGACCGCCGCCCGACAGTCAGTAAGTACCTGAGCTACTTCAAGGGCAACACGGGGTCGCTGCGGTTCGCGTCGGACAAGTTCGGCCAGTATTTCGACAAGCGCTTCCAAGGGTTCTCGGATAACTGGTGCATGCCTGTGGTGCAGGCGCCCGCGGAGCGCATGACGTTCCTGGGGATCCGGCCATACGGCTCGGAGAAGGGCGTGGACAAGGAGCTCGAACGGGCATGGATGGCGAACGACGGCGACCGTGGGTCGTCTGAGGCGTTCTTGGTGTTCAGCGCTGCGGCAAGGTCTTTTGCGTTGGTGAGCCCGACCGATGACCCGACCACTCCCCGGCTGACGTGGGAGCACCCGGAGTCGGCGATCGTGGATTATGACCCGTTCACTGGTCATCCGCGGTATGGGGTGCTGACGTGGATCGATGACGACAAGGATTTCGCGACCCTCTACACGGACACGGAAATGTGGAGGTTCCAGCGGGACCGTCAAGCGGCCGACGCCGACGAGACCGCCCCGGGTGATGTGAACCTTTGGGGCGGTTGGGCGCCGAGGGACCCTGACAATCCGATGGCGCCCAACCCTTTGGGTGAGATGCCGCTGACGGAACTGCAGAACCAGACGCTTCTGGACGATGAGCCGATATCTGACATCGCAGGTGTGGCTGTCATGCAGGACACCATCAATCTGATTTGGGCGTACCTGCTCAACGGCTTGGATACGGCGTCTCTTCCTGGTCGTGTGGTTACGGGGGCGGATGTGCCACAGGTCCCGGTCCTGGACAGTGCGGGGCAGGTCAGCGGTTACCGGATGGTGGAGCTCGATGAGCTGATCAAGGAACGCATCATGTTCCTGCCGGGTGAGCAGGCGAAGATCGCCGAGTGGTCCGCCGGGCAGTTGGATGTGTTCTCACTGGTCATTGAGAAGGCTGTGGAGCACGTGGCGGCGCAGACCCGCACCCCACCCCACTATCTGGTGGCGAAGATGGTCAACACTGCGGCGGAGTCGCTGAACATCGCCGAGGCCGGTCTGGTGTCTAAGACGGGCGAGCGGATCACGTACGTGAACGCTCCGCTGAAGAGGATCAGCCGGCTCATGGCGAAAGCTCAGGGAGCGGATCAGAAACGCCTCACTGCCATCAGCTCGGGCACGCCGATATGGAATGACATCCAGTACCGGTCTGAGTCTCAGCTTGCGGATGCTGTGGGTAAGTGGAAGGCTGCGGGGTTCCCGTTTGAGTACATCGCTGAGAAGGTGTGCCGGACCCCGGAGGAAGTCCGCCGTGTCATGGCGATGAAGAAGAAGGAACTGGCGATGGATCCGCTTCTTCAGGCGCAGGCGTTGCAGCAGAACGGCGTTTAATTGGTTGCCGTGGAGGCCGTTGCCGAGCGGCATTACAGGTTCGGTAAGCAGCTCACGGCAGCGGCAACGGCACGGTTGACGGCTCTTTGGGACAGCGTGGACCGGTCCCGGGTCGGTGAGTCCTGGGCGTCACTGGTGCCTGTTGCGGTGTCGATGCTGGCCACGGCGCAGCAAACCGCGGCGGCGGACGCCCAGCAGTACATGGTTGCGGCGATGCTCGCGCAGGACATCGACCCGGCAGGGCCGGTGCTGAGGCCCGAGGCTTTCGCCGCGACAGCGTCAGACGGGCGGCCGCTCGAGTCGTTGCTGATGTCCCCTGTGTTCACGGCCTTGGGCGGGATCCGGGCGGGCATGGGTGAAGCGCGTTCCATGGGTGCTGGGTTGTCGAGACTGTTGCTGACTGGGCAGACGCAAATCGCGGACGCCTCTCGCACAGCCGGCGGCGCTGTCATCGCGTCCCGAAAAGTCGAGACGGGTTATGTGCGGATGTTGAACCCTCCGTCGTGCTCACGCTGCGCGATCCTCGCTGGCCGTTGGTACCGATGGAACAAGGGGTTCTCCCGGCATCCGGGCTGCGACTGCCGGCACATCCCCTCGACGGAGAACCAGGCCAGTGACCTGACCACGGACCCTTACGAGTACTTCAACTCGCTCGACGCCGAGGAACAGGCGCGGATCTTCACGAAGGCCGGGGCGCAAGCCATCAAGGACGGTTCGGACATCTTCCAAGTGGTCAACGCCCGCCGCGGCATGGCAACCACAGCCGGTGGATCGAAAGTCACGAACGAGGGCGTCACTCGTCGCGGGTACTGGGGGTCTCAGCAGGAAACCCGGGATCGTCGCGGGGATGAACGTGTTGGCCGGGCAACCCGGCAGCGCATGATGCCCGAAGAGATCTACAAGCGGGCCAAGACCCGTGAAGACGCTATCCGGCTCCTGAAGGACCACGGATACATCACAGACCAAGGTCAGATCCCTACGGGGGCGATCTTCGGCGCCGGCAAGGGAACCCTCGCTGGCCGGTACCAGTAACACCTGCCTCCCGCAACGGGAGGCAGTCTCCTACCCGCGCAACGCGGCTACCCGAAGGAACCACATTGGCTACATTGGACACCGACCAGACAGAGCAGGACCAGACGGAAGAACTGGACACCGACGACCTGGACGCTGAAGGCACTGACGAAACCGCCGGCGAAGAATCGCTTGGCGATGCAGGCAAGAAGGCGCTGGACTCTATGAAGTCCAAGTGGAAAACCGCAGCAGCGGAAGCGAAAGCCGCGAAAGCGGAAGCCGCCGCGCTGAGGGCGGAGAAGGAGAACGCGGGCAAAGAACCTGACGAGCAGAAGCTCGAGGCAGCCCGCAACGAAGCCAAGGCGGAAGCCACCGCCGCCGCGAACAAGCGGATCCTGAAATCCGAGATCCGCGCCGCGGCCGCCGGTAAGTTCGCTGACCCGTCCGACGCGTTCGCTTACCTGAACCTTGAAGATTTCGACGTCGATGAAAACGGAGACGTCGATGAGGAAGCCATCGCTGATGCGTTGGCGGAACTCCTGAAGAAGAAACCGTATCTGGCCGCGCAAGGCGCCACGGTTCAGTTCGACACGGCCAGGGGCAAGACCCGGCCAGCCGGACAAATCACGTCCCGTGACCAACTCAAAACAATGACCCCGAAGCAGATACAGGAAGCCCGCAAAGCCGGGCGCCTGGACACGTTGCTGGGGAAAAAGTCCTAGCGAAAGGATACGGCAATGGCCGTTGACACATTCATCCCCGAGGTCTGGAACGCGGACCTCCTCGTTGCCCTGTCCAAGGCACATATTTTCGGCCAGCCGGGCATCATCAACCGTGACTACGAAGGCGACATTTCGCAGTTCGGCGACACCGTCCACATCGGTTCGCTGACCCGTCCGACGATCGCCACCTACACGAAGAACTCCACGGTCATCGACCCGCAGACCCTGGCAACGACTGACCAGACGCTGGTCATCGACCAGTCGAAGTACTTCGCCTTCGAAGTAGACGACGTCGACGCCCGCCAGGTACGCGACGACGGCGACCTGCTGAACAAAGCCGCCAGCGAAGCCGCCATCGGCTTGGCTGAGGTCGCGGACACGTTCCTTGCCGGTCTCATGACCACGGGCGCCGGGAACATCCTGACTCCCGCTGACGCGGCGACGGCTGACGCAGCCTACCTGCTCATCCGAAACCTGCGCCTGAAACTGGACAAGGGCAACATTCCCGCGTCTGGCCGGTTCCTGATCGTGTCCCCGGAGTTCTACGCCCTGCTGCTCGGTGACGCACGCTTCATCGACGCCAGCAAGTACGGTTCCACCGCGCCGATCCAGAACGGTGAGGTCGGGTCCATCCTTGGCTTCAAGGTCCTGGTGTCCAACAACATCCCCGCCGGCACCGCCGGTACGGGCGCCGAGGTCTCCAACTTCGTGATCGCCGGCCACCCGATGGCGCTCACCTTCGCGGAGCAGATCAACAAGACCGAGGCCTACCGGCCCCAGTCCTCGTTCTCCGACGCGATCAAGGGCCTGCACCTGTACGGTGCGAAGGTTGTTCGCCCTGAAGCTCTCGCGGTTCAGGACACCGACGTAACTGTCGTCTAGTAGCAGTCGGGTGGGCGGCATCACCGCCCACCCTTCCTTGAAAGGAGTCGGCTGTGGCTGACGTGCAAGTTCACATGGTCAACAAGTCCAGGCAGAAGGTCAGCCTCACCCTCGACGACAAGGCCGATTTCCTCGCCCACCTGCGCAAGCAGTTGAGCAGAGGAGATCTCCTGTCGCTGGAGGTCGAAGGGGAAGACTTGGAGGAACAAGAACCTGATGCCCCCCCGGAAGCTGAGGCCCCTCCAGGGAACGGTTCCCGTGAAGCCTGGGTCGACTACGCGCTCTCCCAAGGAAAGACCGAGGAAGACATCACGGGCCTGACCCGCGACGAAATCCGCGCCCTGTTCACCGACTAGGAGGCCCACTGTGGCGAACCTGATCAGCGCAACCGACCTCGAAGAGTACGGCGTAACCGTCGAACCCGCCGAGACCGCCACGGTCACGCGGCTCATCCGGGCCGCTTCCGATGCTGTCTGTGAGGCCGCCAAGAACCCCATCCTCGAGGTCCGTTCGGAAGTGACTCTGCTGGCTATGCCGGGAACGCTTCTGCGGTTGCCCGGGCTGCCGATACGGGAGATTCATTCCATTACTGACGGCACCGACCCGATCACGGGTTGGTTGACCGCGACAGGGGGCGCGTACCTGGCAACGGGTTGGGCGCTTCAGAACGTCACGGTGGACTATACGCACGGCCTCCCGCTGGTCCCGGAAGACATCATCGCACTGGTGGTTTCCATGGTTACCGCGGGACTGCTCGCGGTGCGTGACGGTGAGGACGCGATCGCGCTGAACAACGGGCTGCTCTCTTCGTTCGCTATCGATGACTACAAGGAGGCCTACGCCACTGGCGGGGACGCCGAAGCGGTCACGCCGATGGCTCTCACGGAGCGCACGCAGCGTTGGCTGGCGAAACGCTTCGGTGCCGGCGCGCACGTTGCGGGCATGCTGTGAGGCGGGCGCAAGCCGCCCTCGCACGCGGACGCCGCAAGGCCAACGCGCTCATGCTGGACACTTGCACCGTCAAGCGGCGCACAGGGACCAACACCGACCCGGAAACGGGTGTTGTCACGGCGACGTTCACGACGGTCTACGCAGGTACGTGCAAGATCCAGCAGTCCTTGTCTCAAGCATCGAACCCTGTCGCTGGAGAGCATCAGTACACGGTGCAGGACACGCGCTGGGATACGCCGGTTGGGTCGGGCCCGTTCGCGGTGAATGACGTTGTAACGATCACGGCGGCCGCCGAAGACGCACAACTGGTCGGTCGCCAGTTCAGGGTCACTGAACTATTCAATAAGTCTTTGGCAACGGCCCAGCGCTGCAGAGTGGAGGAGGTCACGTGAGCGCGGATACTGGCGACCTCGACAACCTGGCTACGGCGTTTCGTGCTATTCCTGCTGCGATGGTCCCGAAGATGCGCGGCGTGGTCGCTAAGTCTGCGCTGAACACCAAGAAGATCATGCAGGCCGATGTCCGTAGATCTCAGCACTTCCGGGGCAAGAAGAAGCCAGGCCTTGATCGGTCGATTGACTATGACATCAAGGTTCTTGGTTTCGCTGGTGACGCTGAGATTCAAGCCGAGATAGGCCCGAACCCCGAACGTAACCGAGCGGCTGGACTCGCTGGCATCGCTTACTACGGCTCGTCTCGTCCTGGTGGTGGGACGGTGCGTAACCCGGAGGACGCGATGCTGGAGGAAGCGCCAAACTTTTATGAGTTCGCGTTTCGTGCGACGGAGGGTCTTCTGTGATCCGGGAGCACTACGACGCCGTTAGGTCCCTGCTGCCTGGCACCGTGACGGTGTACATGTGGAATGTACCCACGTCCCCGACGTACCCGTACGTGGTGTTGTGGGGTGATCTTGGGGACGAGTCTTCTGGGGGCCCGGATGGGGATTCCTTGCAGGATGTCCCGGACGTGTTGAGTCTGCGTGTTCGGGCCACGTACGCGGGGCTGACCGGTGACTCGTTGCTGGTTGTCTGCAAGAACGTTCGGGCCGCGTTGAACAGGAAAGCCCCTGTGGTTGCTGGTTGGGCCCCGTCCAAGCTTCGGCAATCGTCGCTCATGGATGCGCAGACCGACTTCGACGTGACTATCCCGGACTTCGGCCACCCGATGTTCGCTGTTGATGAGTTCTCTCTGGTTTCCGAGAGGCTCTGACCCATCCGTTGGGCGCTCCGTGTGGGCGTCTTTTCTTATGCCTTGGAGGCATCCATGTCATTCGTTGACGTCCGTAATTCCAATGGGGAGATCCAGACCGTTCCCGAGCACTTTCTGACCGATTTCCCTGACCAATTCGAACCTGTTGAGGCTGAACCCACCGAGGCTGCGCCTGAGACTACAGGGCCCACGCCTGTCCCAACCACTACTAGCGCGCCGTCGAAGGCCGAGAAAACTAAGGAGTCCTAACCATGGGCACTCGCGTACTTGCCGACGGCAAGACCAAATTCACCATCCTCACCACGAAGCCGGCTAACCCGGCGGCGCCTACAGCCGCCGAGCTGAATGCAGGCATTCATCTGGCAGATCACATCCTCACGTCGGACTTCGTGTTCGGTGCCGTCGATTCTGACAAGGTCGCTGAGAAGCCATTGGGATCGTCCGGCAACGCAAATGCGATTGGCGCGTCGAACTTCCAGCTTGCATTCACGGTCTGGCGCAAGTTTCTTACTGCGGGCGGGTTCGACACCGCCGACGAAACGGGCTGGTCGGCCCTGAAGGTCAAGGGCGCAACGCTCTATGCGTACGCCCGGCAGACCGATAAGGAATCTGCCGCAGCCTGGGCCGCCGCAGATGAGATCTACCTTGGCGCAGAGTTCAGCAACGATAACCCTCAGCGCACGGACGGTACCGGGTTCATCAAGTACCGGATCCCTGCTGAGGTTCAAAAGGGTTATCCGTTCATCGCAGTTGCTGCGTAAAGGGGGGACTAGATGGCTATCGCTAATTTCTCTGTCCCTGTCCTTGCCGGCACACCGCCGACGTTCGCGGCCCCTACCGCTTCTGACACGGTTCAGGTTGGTTCGACGCTGATCGTGAAGAACGGTTCGGGCGCATCTATCACCGTGACGATGGCGACGCCGGGGAACTTGCCCACGGGTGACGCGTACCCGGACAAGGCGTACACGGTCACGGCTGGCGCTGAGGCGTGGATCCCGGTTCTGTCCGAGTATCGGAACACTGCCGGGGTTGCTGCGGTGACGTTCTCGGCTGTCACTTCGGTTACGGCTGCTTCCATCAGCCTTAGCTGAGCTAGTCCGGTTGGCGGCGCGTGTTAGGCTCCGCGCCGCCAACCACCAACACCCCCTGAGCCTACATGGACTTTATGGAGCCTAAACCCATGAGTAAAACCCCACAGAATTTTGACCTTGACGCTTGGATCGATGGTGCGGAGCGTCCTGCCCGCAGTGTGACTGTCTACCAGAAGGCCGGCCTGATCGCAGACCTTGACGCACTGGCCGAGCAGATCAATAACGCTGACATGGATGGCATCGAGCATGCCGAAGAGCGCAGCATTGGCGAGCAGTCCGAAAGCCAGAAACTACAGCGCGAGTATGCCAAGATCGCGCAACAGTTCCACGAATCCGCGCTGGTCATCAAACTTGAAGGCCGAGACGACGCCGAGAAGCATGAGATCGCCAAGGCTAATCCCGGCTTGACCGGGACGCAACTAGGCTACGTGGTTATTGCTGACGCGATACAGTCCCCTAAGTTCACGCCCGCGCAGTTAGAGAAGTTGGCGGACAGGATCGGCGAAATCCAGTTTGGGCAGATCATTGCCCGCTTCCATGAGGCTTGCACTGAGGTTCCTGTTGTGAGCGCCGATTTTTTGCCGAAGCCCTCTACACGGGGCGATGGTGGCGAGTCCTAGCAGCACTGAAAACGGCTGAGCGTTTCCAGCGTCCCCCGTCCTCATATCTTGGGCCGTTGCCTGAGCATAAGGACAGGTTGTTGGAGTTCGCGTACACCCTCTACATTGAGGGGCTGTGTGAATGCGGGCGACCTAAGTTTGAATGCCGCAACGAAGCCAACCGTGGATTGTACGAGGTCGCGGACATTACTTGTCACGCGCAGGCGGCAGTGGAAGAACACACCGGGCAGAAGGGTTTCAAACCGGATCCGGGGCAGCGTTTCTATGCGCGGGAAATTGACGAGGAACTAATCACGCGCACGACGTTCGGGGGCGAAAACTCGCACCAAATAACCGCAGCCCACGACGATCAATCCGGCAGCCAACACGGTGAGGCTGATAACAATTCCGAGTTGAGCGATGAAC